TAAAAAATAGATTTGCTGAGATAGAGGCAAAACTAAAAGAAAAACAAATGTCTATCAACTTGGCCGATGCAAAGAGTCAAGCTGGTGGTATTAGTGGATTTTTACAAAGAGCATGGCGGCCTTTGATTGGTATGTCCTGTGCTTTAGCAATATTCTGGGAATATGTATTATCAAAATTTATTTTATTTATTTGCGGCTTATTCCAGTATGAGGTTCAAAATATACCTCAGATGGATATGGGAACACTTATGCCCCTAGTAATGGCACTCTTGGGTATGTCGGGTATAAGATCGTTTGAGAAACTCAAGAAAATCAACACCGACAAAGGAAAGGAGTAATTTATGGCTAGAAAAATTATAGAACAGAAAATTACTAAATGGTGGCACGCATTCACAGAATTAAAGTCTTGGGTGCAAATCATAATAGCTGTTGCAGTGGTTGTAGTGGCTCATAACTATATTCTTCATTAGATCATGGCTAAGAAGAAAAAGAAAATGGTTAGTGGTTTGACCACAAAACAGAAAAAGTTGCCTAAAGCGTTGCAGATGGCAATTATGAAGAAACAAAAAAAGGGGAAATAAAAATGCCTTATCATTATGGCAAAGGCTCTCATTCCAAAGGTATGAAGAAATCTAAAAAATCTAAAATGCCAAAGATGAGTAAGCGTAAGAAGAAGAAAAGATAATGGTTAAGGTTGCATCTATAAAAAACATAGTAAAAGATTTAAAGCCCAGACAGCGTCAAACAATGAACCGCCACGCTAGGCATCATTCATTGAAACACATGAGGTCAATGGCTAACGCTATGAAAAAGGGTGCAACCTTTTCTCAAGCACACCGAATCGCTATCAGGCGAGTGGGGACTTAGGTAAATGAGTGGATTTACAACAACCTCTACAATTTCAGAGTTAATTAACAAAAGACCCATAAAACGCAAAAAGCGTAATTACGGGTCTTATAAAAGCACTAAAAGAGGGCCATACAGGGCCACACAGCGTGTTTTAAAGGTAAAAGGGTACTAATACCCCCAAACCTCTTGCCTTGCCTCTAGGACGGCTGTATCACGCCAAATCCAATCGTCAGGGTTCGGAATAATGCTATCTCGGACATCTTCCTTAGAATTTACTAATTCAAGATATTTTCCCATAACAGAAATAATATGCTCACATACTCTCATAGGTTTATCATAATCAGTAAGGTTCATAGGCTCAAACTTAGCACCAGTTTTATTTGCTATTAGATACCAAAGTTTCTGATTAGCATTAGTGCCTCTTTGATAGATAGATTGTTGCATAGCATGAGACATAGATAAGCCGCTAGGTTTACGCTTGGTCGTTTTAAGATCAATGTAAAAATCCTCTTTTGTTTGCTTATCTTCAAAATGAAAGTCAGTGTACCCGATCATTGGTATTCCCTGAATATCGAGTTCAACTTTTTTTTGAAAGCCTATCAAATTCCATTTGAAACCAAACTCTTGAAACGAGGTCATACCCTTTTTAAACAAAGGTATTAAATTATATTCCTCCTCATCAGTTTTGGGGTCATCAAACAATTTACAGTTTGCATGGAACTGATCTATCATAAGGTCAGTAGCTTTTTCATTATCCATACCATTGAGCCACATGTTGAGTCCAGCCTCAACAGCTTTACCTCTTTCTGCCGCCGCTGATGATGGAAATTCATAACCAAAGATACGCTTTAAGGCCCAACGATCTCTTTGAAATGCGAACTCGTTAATATGACTAAAGGATAAGGGCAACAAACTTTTAATGTTGCCATCTTTATCTTTCGTATCAAACTTTTTGAAATGCTCTATCATAGTATATCCAAATAGTTTTCAGTTGCTTTTATGTTGGTATCAATCTCTACAATAAGTTCTTTACACTTTTCATAGATATTGCTCTCCTTACCAAACCTTTTAATGTACATATTAAGACCAGCTTTACATAATGTCATAGTTTCAATATCACTATTATGTTTATCAAAAGCCCGCATTTTATCTAAATCAAGACCATCTTCCATTTCTGCAATTTGATCTTCACTAATACAAAATAATTTTTTATCTTCTAAACTCATAATTACTCCATTAGTGAATACTCGGCAAAAGTTTTACCTTTTCGAGTAATATTGTTAGTTATGATTGCGTTCCCCTGTTCTCTTAAATTAAATATTCTTGCACTTAATCTAAAACAACCAAACTTTTTTAACGCTGTAAGTGGGGTTATCTTTTTACCTGATTTTAGATAATCAAGTATTTGTTGGTTTTGTGTTAGTTCTGGCATAATGACTCCTTTCTATAAGTTATTTTTTGCCAATTCCCTTTCGTTTACGACCTTAGTTCTGAGGTCATCACGAAAAGCCTTAAAGGTTTCGTATCTAATTTTAGAACGATTCCTTGCTTTAAGAGTTCCGCTGTATCTGTCGAAGAACTGCTTAAACTTGTTATCAGAATAAATGAGTCCATTTAATTCTGTTGTATTCTTATAACTGCTGTTACGAGTATGTTCCAGCGTTAATTCTGCTATAATCATTTTCTCCTCTTTTTTCATCAATTCGATTGCTGTATCTTCGTCAGCAAATTCAAAGCCTAATTGTTCTTGTTTAGTTGAGAGAATATTTGGGTTAAAATCTAAAGAATAAATATCAGATGCCATTTTGTTCAAACTCCTTTTCGTCTATTTTTTGTTGTAATTCTTTTTTAAATTCTTCATTAACTTGTCGATTGCTATGTGCCAGAGTATGACATGAACGGCAAACTGGAAATAAATTGTTTGGTACATTGTAAGAGTTTTTTTTACTGCCTCCAAAACCTTTTGATTTAAGATGATGTATTTCAACTGCTGGCCTTTGGTAGCAACCCCAACACTGGGGGATATCAACAATAGATAACCCCCAATAGTCAAAAAATATCTTTCTGTAATTTTTAGATATTCTTGAGGTTGTCATTAAATGCTCTCACTGCATTTTTAGTCAAATCACTTATATCTTCTACACTGAAATGACCGCTACCCATAGAACGACCAACAACACCAGTAACAAAAATATCCATTCTTTGAGTTTCATTCTTGTTATTAAAAGGCATTGATGTCGTATTACTAGCACCACTTGATCTCATCGGAACTCTAGTAGGTGTTTGCTCTACTGGTAAATCATCATCGAGTGTATGATTATGTGCAATAACAACATCTTTGACATTAGTGTACTGATTACCTTTGTCCGATGTTTTCACATTTATAACAGTGAAATCAATCGCTTGGCCTGATTGTGGTATCGGGTTTAATAACTGTCCCCGACAATATAACCTAGTGCCATCAACTAATTGTATTGCGTAGTTTGGTTTTCCATCTTCGGTATTATCAAAGACTTTATCGACTATATTAGACATTGTAGTTTCTCCTTTTTATTATTATTTATTAATAACATTATAACCTCTTCCCTCTAAACAAACATTAATTAAATCATTTCTTGTTTTAAGTTTGGGAGAAAGCCATAACACTCTCCAACGCAGACCATTATACACCGCTTTTGATTTATCAACCAAAGCATTGGTATTATCTTCAACAATACTTTTGCAAGTATAATAGTCATCGTGATATCGTTCCGCCGTCCCCTCAACATTGGCGGAACTTTTGCCCCTACTATCTACTATTGGCGTGGTGCTACACCCAGCAAGGAACACAGCACCACATATAAGTAAAAGCAAAACCATTGATACCCTAAAAATAGACTTATAGTTAGTTTTCTTTTTAGGTAAAATTCTTGTTACCCGATAGAGTGGAGTCTTGTCTTTATCCATCGAGTAACCGATTACCTCCCTATGTTCTATGCCATAGGGAAATAAACTTTTTGATTTTTTATTTTTCATAAACATACCTCACTTTAGGTCTTAGGTCTGACTCTGATCTATTAGGTCTATTACTCCAACCCTTAGAGTTTTTTGTATAGCTAATTTCTCTATCTTTTTTGAAACCAGCAAACTCTAAATATTTACCTTTTTGCCATTTATGTATGTAAGTAACAATCTTTTTAAACTTGTAATAAAAACCAAATTCTTTGATTGCGTTTTTTACAAAATAGCTAGGCAATTCAAAACCATCTTTTAAAGGATTAAAATTAGGGTGGAAACAAACTCTAGTAATTTCAAAAATATTTTTATCTTTGAACCTAGCTACTGGGTTTCCTATTGATAATATTCCTAAAATTTTACCTAAAGAATATAACATAGGGTCTCCGTTTTCGTCTCCACGCCAGATAAAATCATCGCCGTCATAATTACTTGGATATGCTTTATCAAACCATTTGGTAAACAAGTCATCATAATAATCGTAATGGGACACTGGCTCGTATGAGCCAGTATCTTTAATTAAAATGAACGATTGTTTATGACCCACTGGTGGCTTGTTGGTTCTATGAAAAGAATCATAAAGAACTTTAGCCAATGGGAAATGTAAATGTTCAACTCTTACCATTATTTACTCTCCCTTATTACCAGTTTAGCACCGATCTCACATAGACCATCGTAATATCTTTCGCTTAGATGATCGCCTGAATACCAGTGTCCAAACTCATGGATAATCAACTCTAATATCCTCTGTTTGTTATTAGTAAGATCAAACCATTTCTTACCCAACATCTTATAAGAGAACTGTAAGTTACCTCTACCATAAGTTGCTAAAGCACCATTACCATTATGAATACTTACAGAACAAGAAGAGTTAAATAAATATAAATGCAATTCTTTTGCATAATCTATTACCTCTTTCATTCCATCAGTATAGGTATCAATTTCTTTAGCACCGCCAGTCAAAGTAGGACTAGCATATTGGCCAACAGAACCAGATGGTCTAGCAAACTCAGTATGCTCTTCTCTAGTTCTTTTGATATTGTCCCAAACTTTAGAATTGAAACTACCACCAGTAATAACATTCACATCATCTGCAAATGCTTTTTTGTTAGCCTCATGGTCAGTTGGGTCAAAAACCACAGCGTCCTCTCCATATCTAGATTCAACAACATCTTTAACTGCATCAACATCAGCATCTTCAAGAGCCTCAGTTACCCAAGCAGATTTAGATTGTTCCTCAGTCAAATCAGATGATGTATGATTAAGAACATAAGTCTTTAGCTTTTTTAGATAGCTAGGACTTACATTGTCTCTATCTTTATTAAGAGGTATCTTTTGATCGACATTTATTGAAAAGCCAATATCAGTCTCAACAACAGGAATACCCATTTCATAAATAAAATGTTCATCTGTTTTGAACAACTCGATATTAGTATTTCTTGATGATCTAACTAAATTACCCTCATCATCAGAAACAACAGTTGGCAAGTTCTCAGTAAAAGATTTGTAAACATTAGGTCTATCTACAAATTCTTTATTTACATAAAAATCTACACCAACTGGAGGTATAATAGTTTTAGCTTTTTCGATTAGTTCTTTTTTAATATATCTAGGTAATTTTATTGAACCCTCAAATAAAGTTCCAACAGTCATACTTTGATATGTTTTTTTCCTAGAACCATCTTTTAAAAAGTTAATAGTTCCTTTAGTAGATGTTATTTTTGCAGTATCAAACATAGACAAAGCAAACTTTTCTCCGACATTAAATCTACCTCTTTTTTGAACTATTCCCTTTTTGTAGCTAGGGGCAAACATAGTGTAAGAGTCTTTTAAATCTCTAAAACCATCTTTGCTGTTATCCCAACACTGTATAAATTCTCCGATATCTAATTCACATACAGTTATTGTTTCATCAAAAGAATTACTTACCAATTCCTTAATGATAAAGAATTTATCTTTCTCACTTTGGACTTGTTGCAATCCTTTTTTATCTATCTCAAACCAATTATTTTTTTGCATTGTTTTCTCCTTTATTATTATTAGGTTTGTTGATTGAACTCTTCATAACTAATTTACCATTGTTATCATAAACAGCGGTTGAGTTATCAAGATGCGTAATTTTAAAAAGATGAATGATGCTATTATTTTCGATAACATCAAACTTTTGTATCTTCTTAAAAAGTCTGTTTAGTTTAGGCATTATGCTTTCTCCCAGCTTGATTTAAATTGTATGAAAGGTTTTACTTCAACAGTTTTTGAAGAACCAACTGTATGACCAATATTATGTGTTTTTGCTTTTTTTACGGCATCAACATAATTCATTCTTGGGCTACATCTATCTCCAATGTTAAAGTTTAAACCTCTAGCTTTAAATGGTCTTAAAGCAACTAACATAAATTGCTTATTGTTGTTATTGTTTGGCATTGTAGTCTCCTTATTATTATTATTATTAAACATTCTTAAACCTACAAAATTTCTTAGGTTTTTACAATAGTTAATTTAATTATTTTTACATAAAAAAAGCCTTGATTCCCAACGATTTTTGACTAATACTAAAAATAGTTCTTTTCTTAGCTAGGCATTGTAGCAATCTGAACTAGGTAGATAACCCATTTCATCTACCGATTCGAGGGGGTAAGTTTAGTCATTGAAATGCTTTTTTCGCTTATCCCCTCATACTAAAAAATATATAATCAAGTCATGTCATTAATCGTAGATATTGGAAACAATCGAAAAATCTATTTACCACAAAGTTTAAAAAACCAAGACGAATTAATAGGTTTATGGTTGCAAGCACAATCAAAAGCCATTACAAAGGTAACAGACGAATTTATTTTAAAATCTTATTCTCAGGCAGAATTTGACAATAGAGTAGATGTCGTAACTTACGAAATTTATAAAACATTAAGAAATGGGGGAAACAATGTTTATAGACGAGAACTCGAAACCTAAAGAAAAACTCAAAGCATGGTATTTATTTACCGAAGATTTTACTGCTGGCACATCACACTTAACAAACGAAGAGATAGGAATTTACATTAGATTACTATGTTGGAATTGGAATAAACGCTGTGTTGGTTTACCTAATAATATTGATACAATAAAACGAATCGCTGTTTGCTTTACTGATAGCGAGAAACTTTCATGTGAAAAGATACTAAATGAATTTTTTATTTTAGTAGAAAATCATTATCAAAACGAAAGACAGCTACAAGAATATTTATATATTCGTAAAAGAATAGATGCCTCTAAAGTAAATGGTAAGTTGGGAGGGCGGCCAAAAAAACCTAGCGATAACCCCCCTACCCCTACCTCTACCCCTACCAATACATCTACTAATAAATACTCTCCAAAGTTTAACAAGTTCTGGGATAAGATCAGCAACAAGGTCAGTAAGGGAACAGCAGAAAAGAACTTTAATAAGATCGAGAAAGATTGGCTAGATAAACCAGAGCAATTAGCCGAAATGTATAATTCTTATTATGATTCGGTTAAGGATAAAGAATTTGCCAAACAGCCCGCATTCTGGCTCTCAGCAAAGAAATATTTAGATGTCGTTCCTAAGAAAGAATATAATTTTGGTATCACTATAACTAAAGATGAGGACAGAGTTAAAATGTTTACCGATGCTATAAAAGATAACAAAGTAACTAGATTTATTAAAGATTATGCCGCTAAGAATAAAGATGTTATTGATATGGGTATAAGGAAAGGATTTTTAACTAAAGAACAAGCAATCAATGATCTTGGTATGAAAAACGAGTATAGATAAATTTACTGTATTTATTATGTTTTTATGATAAACAAAACCTACCTAACTCATAGGGTAAGAGGATTATGGCGAGACCAAAAAAATATAATATTGATACTGAACAAGTAAAAAAATTAGCTATTCTTGGGTGTACGAATAAAGAGATCGGAGATTTCTTCGGTTGTAGTGCTGACCTTATTGAAAAGAGTTATTCGGAATATCTGACAAAAGGTAGAGCCGAAATGAAAATGAGACTTAGACAGTTACAGTGGAAGAGTGCAACTAAGGGAAATGTCGTAATGCAGATATGGTTAGGTAAACAAATATTAGGTCAATCGGAGAATACTATTACGGAAGATGACGAACCATTGGCTTGGTCAGTTGAGTGATACCATTTCCACAGAAACGCTACAATATAATATATGCAGACCCAGCGTGGACATTTAAAACATACTCTGAAAAGGGACAGAAACGATCTGCTACCCGCTATTATAATACCCTTAGTATTGACGATATTTGTAAGCTACCTATTTCTGATATTTCTGACGATGATTGCACTTTATTTCTTTGGGCTATTGATTCGATGTTGCCAGAGGCTTTTCGTGTTATTAAAGAGTGGGGTTTTACATATAAAACAGTTGGTTTTACATGGGTCAAACAAAACATAAAATCAGATGGATATTTTACAGGCATGGGCTACTGGTCGAGGTGTAACCCTGAACAATGTTTACTTGCTACTAAAGGTAAACCGCAAAGAGTT